CATATTTATGCTAATTATCGTTAACCGTAGTCAGTTTTCGTATTATAGTTCATAACTTTATCTCCTTCTTGGTCTTTGTAATTCTATTACGTTGAATATCTGCTTCACGTCAGAAAGGTTGATGACCTTGTCTGGGTACATGGAGTTCAGTGAGTGTATCGTGATGGTGTGGTTCTCCACGTCATGGTTGATGATACGCTTCACCAGTATTCCTTCAGTATGTACAATGACGAAGTCCCATTTTCTGATGTGCAGCTTGCTGTCTGCCCATAGGTGCGGCATGATTTCCCGGCACAGCAGGCGGTCACCTTCCAGGATAGCATCCTCTGTTCCATCGTTCATACTGTCTCCTTTCACTTCAAAGGCAACGTAGTGTCCTTGTGCTTCATGGTCTACTATATATGGTATGGTAGGCAGGGTTGCCATGTATGCCGCATCTGCATATCCGCAGAGGTATCCGGCTTGTGCGTACTGGCTCACGAGTGGTACACGTAGTATGATTGGTTCGTCAATTGGAGATGCTTCATCTGATGTCTGATTAGGTGTATTCAGCATTTCGCCTTCACCGGTGAGTAGCCAGGTCAGATTAAATTGTCCATATTTACTTATTATATCATTAGCAAGGGAAGAAGAAATCTTTTTCACTTTCCCTTTTTGCAGGTCAAAGATGCGCTGATATTTCACTCCAATACTTTCTGCAAATGTTGGGGCTTTTAAATTCAACTCTTCTAAAACTTTATTTATAATTTCTTGTCCAGTCATATAAGAATATTCTTATATTTGCATTAAACTTAAAAAATCTATCTTGTTATGAATGATGAGCAATTTGAAGAAATCAAGGCTTCTTTAAAATTCATTGCTATATTATTGTCGGTAATAATTGGAATGCTATTCACTAACATAGTTTTGTTGTGATATAGGTTGCTATGCCAGATATAATAGCTCCTATAATACCGCCTATAATTTTATCTTTATATTTATTTAGTTTACTGATTTTGTTTTCTTTTTTGATTTTAGCTTTAAGAGCTGTATATCCTCCATTTTTTTGAAAATAAACGCCTTTGTCTGTTGCGCTTATTTTAAAATGATGTTCTCTTATTGGGCTTTTTTTCATTGTTATATATCCGTCCTCTGATAGCTTGTACAATATGCTGTCTCTTTTAATAATGTCTGAGGTGATATCTTTAAACATTATATCTGAATAGTGTTCTGAGATGTTATATTCACAAAATAGGACTATGATAGTTAAGTAAAAATCCAAATCTTTCTCTGTTATACCTTCTTTATTTCCCATAAGTGATAACTTTTGTTAAACATAAGATATTTCTTATATATTATTATTTCATATATAAGATATTTCTTATATATGCAACATCAAACAATAAACAATAAACAAAGGAAACGAAAAAACGGGAAACCGCCAAATAAAAGTGATAACTAAAAAGAGGTAACGCCATGAGAATGTATGATTTGAAACAGATAATGAAGGATGCTTGGAGAACATATAAATATGTTGCTAAGAAGAAAGGAAAGACTTTCGGTGAAGTTCTGAAATCAACATGGAAAATGGCAAAACTCCAGGTGTCAATGAAGAAAGCCATGGATTCAAAAAGCCAGCCTTTGTCAGGATTGAAGTCAGCCTGCAAGGCGGTCAGCTACGACTGGTCTGGTGTAACGGAAGCGGCCGTTTATCCGGACAACCACAGAGGTTACCTTGGTTCGAAATATTGCGGAGATTAATCAGGATAACGCAATCCCTATCCGGCCATAGAGCCTACCCTTTGATGCGGAGGTAGGGAACATGAAGGATTGACTGCCCTAAGCAGTCCGTTCCAGAAAGCGATACTGGCGCATACCCTCATTACCAGCATAGAGGACGCGAGGATTCAAGGGTCGAAGCAAGCAGCCGCAAGGTCGATGCAAGCAGCCTGGCTAAATAATGGCAAATGTCCCGAACGGTCATGCAGTGAAGAATAGTAGCTGATAACTCCGGTGGGAAGAGCAGAGAGAGCTTATCGGGGCACGAATCAAATAATAATCACATGAAAATACTACTTGCTTTATGTGCATTGTCCGTATTGGTGATGCACTTCAATCAGGATTTGAATCCGGTCTACTGGATTGGATTTTCAGGGTTTGTAATAACTGGCTTCTGGGCCGCTTATAAAATGGATAAGGATGGAAGAGCTTCAAAAGGTAATAAAGAGCATCTGCGATGAATTTGCAGACATCAACGCCATTCTGGCGGCACGCTCAAGGGAACTTGACAGACGGGAGCTGTTCGATAAGGAGATAGAAACAGAAATCAATAACATTAAAAAGAATAGACATGAAAACAAATGAGGAATTACAAGGTATGACGCATGATGAACTCGTGGCATACACACAGAATCTGCAACGCGAATCCGAGGAATACAAAAAATCAATGCTGTATTATTCGGAAGAAAAGAAAAAGATTGAATCGAAGTTTGACAACTTCAAGAACATGGTCAAATCGTTAGTTGTCTTAGTCGATTAGTTTTTATGGGTTATAGAAAATGGGTAGATGCCGGGCTGTGAAGTTCGGCATTTCTTTTAAGGAGCAAGGAAACATGGCGGGCGTTGCTATGACTAATTGAAGTCATAGATGTTCGGGTTCGAATCCCGATTGCTCCACAAACATTAAAAAGTAAGCGATATGGTAAAAGTAACAGAAAACTGGGCATCGACCTTGCGAGGAATGAAGGTCGGTGAGACTGTGATATTCCCTATTTCCTCTATCTCATGTGTGAATACAACCATTTCCAGACTTCGGTTGGAAATGTGCGTGGAAGGGGCAGACTGGAAGCGGGTAGGAGAGATAGACCGGAAGCATGGAGAATTCAAGGTAAAACGTGTGTCATGAATGATTTATCTGAACGTGAGCACCTGGTTGCAGAGCAGTATTGCAAGGGGCTTGCGGATAAGGAGGTGGCCGACAGTCTTGGCCGCTCTACATGGACAATCAAGGCACAGAAGCGCGACATATACCGGAAGCTGGGTATCAGTAAGGATACGGAGCTGGTTCTGTATATGTTCTGCGAAAAGCTGAAAATCAACTTCGACCTGAAGGAGATTCGTAAACATGGGCTGGAAATGTTCTTCTCATTCCTTTTTATCCTCATGGCGGTAACGGACTACCATGTGGACATGAGAAGATGCCGGATGCAGACAAGAGCAAGAGTAACCAGAGTAGTAAGGAGGAGAGCAGATGGAGATTGACGCATGGCAGTTGAAGACGATTATCCGTGAGACCGCAAAGGAAGCGGTGGAGGAATACATCAGACGCAGCAACCCGACTTCTGACGAGATAACCTATTCCAAGGCGTGCCGCAGGTACGGTGAAGGATGGTTGGACCATCAGATAGCCATTGGTGCTGCAAAATGGATACGGAAGGGAGTGTATCAGAATTCCCCGAAAATATTTTCCATAAAGCAGTTGGACGATTTGAAGTATGGCCCTTCAAGTCAGCTCAGAGCTGCAATGGGATGAAAGCACGTCCGGAGAGGTCTGGCCGCCTTTCAGGACAAAAGATATATCAGTTTATTAACCACTTAAATTTTTTGATTATGGGACTTATTAAGAAACCAAATGAATTGCAGGTAAAGAAAACCTTGTCAGCACTTATTTACGGGCAGCCAGGTATGGGAAAGACCACGCTGGCCTTGTCGGCACCGCATCCGCTTCTTCTGGACTTTGACGGTGGCGTACACCGTGTAAACGCTGCCCACCGTGTGGATACGGTACAAATAACGAAATGGGAAGAAGTGGATGAAGTGATGCAGTCGCCTGAGATTGCCGACTATGCTACGTTCGTAATTGATACAGCCGGAAAGATGCTTTCCTTCATGGACAAGTATATCATGCAGAACAATCCGAAGATGCGCAAGGCGGATGGTACTCTTTCCCTGCAGGGCTACGGAGTACGAAAGAACATGTTCATCAACTTTGTAAATCAGGTATCCCTTATGGGCAAATCGGTGATATTCGTTGCGCATGAACGTGAGGAAAAGAACGGTGAGGAAAAGCAGATACGTCCGGAAATCGGTGGTTCATCTGCCGGTGACCTGATTAAGGAGCTGGATTTGGTCGGTTACATGGAAGCTATCGGAAAAAAGCGTACCATTTCCTTCAATCCTTGCGAGAAGTTCTACGGAAAGAACACCTGCAATCTTCCTGAACGCATGGAGATTCCAATCATTATCAATGACAAGGGTGATGTGACCGGAGAGAACAATTTCATGACGAATATCATCAATACCTATTCGAAATACCAGGAGAAACAGACAGAGCTTTCTTCCGAATACGAAGACCTGATGGAAGTAATCAAGGCGCAGGTGGAACTTGTGAATGACGTGGAGTCGGCCAACAGCGTGGCAAAATCACTTGCAGGTATGCAGCACATTTTTGACAGCAAGCTGCAGGCTGGACAGCTTCTTAACAAACGATGCAAGGAACTGGGTTTGAAGTTTGACAAAATCAAGAAGGAATATGCAGCAGCCTAATTACAGAATGTATCCGTCACTTTTGGATAAGTTTGAAGCTTATCTGAGGGCGGATGAAGAGGTGGAGAGCTTCTTCAACATAGACAATGAAACCGGAGAGTACAAACGCTCTCCGGAAGAAGTTGAAGCGGAACTGAAACAGTCCCTGATTGACGCGATCAACCGTGTGCCATTTGCCAGCGAAGCAGCCGACAAGGGTACGGCCTTCAATGCGCTTGTGGATATGGCAATCCATAATGAGCCGCACGTTCCCAGTGAGCGTGCTCCGTATTCCATTATCGGAGACAAAGAAACGAATACCGTTCAGGTGACTTTCCCGGCTACGGAGCTGGCACCCATACGGAACTTCCTCTTTGACCGCGCCTGGGTTATTGAGCAGGCCAAGTATTTCGATGGGGCGGTAAGCCAGCTGTATGTCTCTGCAATCCTGCCAACCCGATACGGTGATGTGGAGCTTTACGGATTCATCGACGAACTCAAGCGTGATGTGGTATATGACATCAAGACGACAAGCTCGTACAGCTTCGGAAAGTATGAGCACGGCTGGCAGCGGCATGTGTATCCTTACTGCCTGATAGCTTCAGGAGAGATGGAGAGCATAAGCGCATTTGAGTATACGGCCTTTGCATTGAAAGGCGGTACCAGCCGAACTCCGCTCATTTCTGGGACACGTTATCCGGAATACTATACCTACAATCATAAGCAGAGCGTAAAGTTGCTCACAGCCCATGTAGAGCGTTTCATTGAGTTTCTGGAAGCAAATAAGGATTTGATAACCGATAAAAAGATTTTTGGACAATGAGTCAGACAGCTATTCTGGTGAAGGAAAAGGGAGTGGTGAGGATTGACAAGCCTTTCGACTTCATGTGCAGCCAGCTTCGGAACGGACGTTACAAAGTCGTCATCGAGCGCTATACGGAGCCACGGACTATCAGTCAGAATGCCTTGATGTGGCTTTGGTTTACGTGCATCGAGCAGGAGACCGGAACGGACAAGCAGGACGTACATGACTACTACTGCAGCCTTTTCCTTCGTCGGACGGCTGTAATAAACGGAAAGGAGACGGTTGTTGCCGGAAGCACGTCACGTCTGAACACTTTGCAGATGACGGACTTTCTTAATAAAGTGAAGGCGGATGCGGCGGCTGAGCTGGGAATATCGCTTCCTCTTCCGGATGACTTGTACTATCAGGAGTTTATTAACGAATATAAATACAGGAGATGACATGGATATAACAAAAGCAAAAGTGACGAAGGATAATACCCTCGTTGCAACCTATATGGATGAAACGGGTACGGTGACGGTAGAGGGAAAGAACCTCGTGACCAATGACCTGATAAACGCTTTCAAGGCTCTGGTTCCCCACATGGCTTTCCTCTGTGAACAGAAGGAAGCGGACGGTAAGGAGTTCCTGGAAGATATGCCGGAGAATATTGACAGCATCCTTGAGGTGACCGGATATACGGTGGGAGGTGACGGTGACAGCAGGGGAGTTACACTGACCGGAAAGCGGTTCCTGAAAAGCAACAAGGTGCTGAACCTGAACGCACCGTTCACCAAGTTTACAGACGAAAATGAGGACTATGCGTTTCAGTTTGAGCTGGAGCAGGCCATAGAATCATGCAGCTATGAAGTGAACGAGTATATCTTCAACAAAAAATGGAAGGTGGTACAGCAGGAACTTCCGTTCGAAGAGCAGGCTGCGGCAGATGTTCAGGCTGATGTGATACCGGAAGCACAGACGGCAGCTCCGTCCAGTCCGGACATTGAAGCCTTTCAGAAGATAATGGATAACTCGAAAGTGACGATAGAGGTGAACGGGAAGAAAATCAAGCCCAGAAGTTCCGGCCGTCACAAGACCACACAGTTAGCATCATAATACTATGTTGTACCCATTTTGTGTAACGCAAACCCCGAATTGCTATAAGATAGCATTTCCCTATCATCCCACACTGAAAGACCTGGTACACCGTATCCCGAGTGTGGCCAGGAATCCGAAAGCTGCCTACATACCTGATGAACGCGCATGGAAGGTTTCGCTTGAAGATAAATGGTATGTGGATAAGATGGGAGAGTGGGCAGTATCTGCAAGGATATGCAGCCGCGTACAGCGTTCGGTATCTTCCAGGGCTGTAACGGACTACACCATTCCTGATTTGCCGAAACTGACAGTTCCACACGGGCTTCTTCTGGAGCCTTACGAATACCAGAAGGAAGGTATCGCCTATGCCTTGCAGCATAAGCGGTGTATCTTCGGGGACCAGCCGGGACTTGGAAAGACGTTGCAGGCAATAGGCACGGTTACGATAGCAAAGGCGTATCCGTGCCTTGTTGTTTGTCCGGCCGCCCTGAAGATAAACTGGCAGCGTGAGTTCAAGAAGTTTGCCGGAAAGCAGGCGATCATCCTTGATGACAAGAACAAGTCAAGCTGGCAACGCTTCTACGAACAGAAGAAGGCGGACGGTACGGCCTTGTGCGACATCTTTATAACCAACTACGAGAGCCTGAAAAAGTTCTTCGTGCAGGGAATAAAGGATGATGCACGCTTTACCATGCGTTCCATCACGTTCGACCCGCGTATCTCATTGTTCAAGTCGGTAGTGATAGATGAGAGTCACAAGTGCAAATCCAGCAAGACACAGCAGAGCAAGTTTCTGGAAGGAATATGCAAGGGTAAGGAGTACGTGCTGGAGCTTACGGGGACTCCGGTAGTGAACAACAATACCGACCTTATCCAGCAGTTGAAGATAATGGGTAGGCTTGAAGATTTCGGAGGATATAAAAACTTCTGTGAAAAGTTTTGTGCCGGGCCTAAGCAGAGTTCCAATGTGAAGGAGTTGAACTGGAGACTGTCTACCACCTGCTTTTTCCGCCGTGAGAAGGCCAAGGTACTCACGCAGCTTCCGGACAAGTCACGGCAGTATATCGAAGTGGATATCACCAACCGTAAGGAGTACGACAAGGCGGAAGCAGATTTGATTCAGTATCTGCGTACATACAAGAATGCGGATGATGAAAAGATACAGAAGGCTCTTAGAGGTGAGGTAATGGTGAAGATGGGAATCCTGAAATCCATATCCGCAAGGGGTAAGATTAAGGTGTTCTCCGAGTTTATCCATGACGTGATAGACGGTGGAGAAAAACTGATAGTCTTTGCCTACCTCAAGGAGGTTGTGATGGAGCTGAAAAACCATTTCCCCGATGCGGTGACCGTGACGGGTGATGATAATGCAGTTCAGAAACAGAATGCTGTAGACCGTTTTCAGAATGACCCGGAATGCAGGCTGATAATCCTGAACTACAAGTCGGGAGGTACGGGATTGACGCTTACCGCTTCCAGCCGTGTGGCGTTTATCGAGTTCCCCTGGACGTTCTCAGACTGCGAGCAGGCAGAGGACAGGGCGCACCGTAACGGCCAGAAGAATAACGTGAACTGTTACTACTATTTAGGGAAAGATACTATTGACCGCTATATGTACGATGTTATCCAGACCAAAAAGAACATTGCCAACGGTGTGACCGGAACGGATGATGTGGTGAAGGAGAGCGTGGTGGATATGGCCATGAACTTATTTAGTCAGAAGTTATAAAAACGATTATGAATACATATTACAAATTTTGTCCGAACGTATTTCTTGCTAAATGCGATGCTAAGCATGAAAAAGGTGAAACCATTCTTGTAACCACCAAATACGGCAAAGAGAATGAAAGCATAGTGTTTAATCTGATATTTGAGCGTGACGGATTCTTCTATTACTCGATAGTTCGCGCTGATGGCTTTAATGTTCAGGAATGGGCGAAGCGAAGAGCTGAACGCCGGTTGGATTGGGCCGCTACTGCTGAACGAAAGAGTGAGGAATACTTCAAAGCGTCAAATAAGGACAGCGATTTTCTTTCACTGGGTGAACCTATTAAAATCGGTCATCATAGCGAAAGACGACACAGAAAAGCCATTGAAGATGCCTGGAATAATATGGGCAAGAGTGTAGAGTTTGACGAGAAAGCCAGAGAGCATGAAAGAATAGCTCAGTACTGGGCAAACAAGGCTGACACCATAAATCTTTCAATGCCTGAAAGCGTGGACTACTATGAGCATAAGTTAGAAGAAGCTAAAGATTACCATGAGGGGCTGAAATCCGGCAAATATCCACGTGAGCACTCATATTCTTTGACGTATGCAAAGAAAGCGGTAAACGAAGCCCAAAAGAATTTGGATTTGGCAAAGAAACTTTGGTTATGAGAAAGCAGACTACACCGCTATCAGAAAGCCAGATTCAGCATGATTGCCTGACATGGTTCAGGCTTCAGTACCCGAATCTGGCTTTGCTTCTCTTTGCAGTTCCGAACGGTGGCCGCAGGGATGCAAAGACAGGAGCGAGGATGAAGTACGAGGGAGTTGTAAGGGGAGTTGCCGACCTGATACTACTTATCCCCAAAAAGGGATATGCTTCCCTCTGTATTGAAATGAAGACACCGAAAGGGGTACAGAGTGACGGGCAGAAAGAATGGCAGAGAGAAGCCGAGAAGTACCGGAATCGGTATGTGGTCTGCCGTTCCCTTCCTGAATTTATGAAAGAAGTAAACGAATACTTGTTATGACCTATATAGAACTAATCAATAACTTCTGGTTCCTCGATGAAGACTGGCAATTTACCTGCTGTGAAACGAGGCTTTATTTTTACTTGTTGAAAACAGCGAATCGTTTAGGCTGGGTGGATAGCTGGACACGTAGTGACACTAAGGTGGCGTCTGACGTGGGAGTGTCGGTCAATTCGATGAAAACTGCAAGAAACAGATTGGTTCAGGCTGGTTTGATAGCATTCAAAGCTGGTGGAAACGGGCAACGGGATAAAACGAAATATCAAGTTATATGTGAATTTAGGTGTCAAAATTTGATACCTAAAGTACCACCTAACCTTGAACCTAATCCTATACCTAACCTTGAACCTAAAGTACAACCATATAATAAGACTAAGAATAAGACTAAGAATAATAATAACTCTGGCGAGTTATTTCCGCCCGAAGAAAAACCGGAAAAGAAAAAATCGGCAAAGGCAGAATTTATCCCTCCCACATTGGACCAGGTAAAAGCCTACTTTGAAGAAAAGCTTCCGGACTGGGAAAGGCAGGCGGAAATATTCTTCTATCACTTCGACAGCCTTGGATGGCGTAACGCTAACGGAGCAAAGATTGAGCGTTGGGACAGCAAGGCAAATCTTTGGATAATGGACGAACAAGCAAAACAATATCAGCATGGAAAACAATCTGAAAACAGTTGCGGAGGTAATAAACCAAGCGACATTGGTACAACAGCAGGAAAGCTTAAAGCGGTTGAACTCTGATTCAAGGCAGGCGGAATCATTCTGGAAACAGAAGCTGGTAGAGTGCATGACCAGTGTATCACCAGGATTCGTGATAGATGCCAGAAACCGCAGGGAGTTGGATGCATTGTATCGCTGGGTATGGGAAAGAGCCGGCCGTATCATGGGAGGAAGTCTTGACCCGTGCAAAGGCATTATGCTTTGTGGCCCGATAGGAACAGGAAAGTCCACGCTCATGAAAGGGCTGCAGAAGTACGAAAGTCTGGTAAACAGATATGCGTTTGCTTTCGGACGGAAGGATTTAGGCTTTGCGTTCGTTTCAGCGGCTGAAATCTCATTACGCTATGCGGAACAAGGAATTGACGGAATAATTCGCTACACGCAGCGAGAATGCGCCACAGGGCTATGTATTGATGAGCTTGGGCGTGAGCCTTCGGATGCAAAGCACTTTGGGACGGGACTGAACGTAATACAGACAGTTCTACAGCTTCGCTATGAGTTTCGTCATGAGTATTGCACTTATGCGACAACCAATCTGGAGCTGGATGATATACCGTCACGGTACGGAATCTACATTGCAGACCGCTGTAAGGAAATGTTTAACATCGTTCATGTAGGCGGTGAAACTCGACGACAATAATAACCAAAAACCACATCAATATGACAACTTTTGAAACAACAATCCAGGCGTATCTGGAGAATCGTGCAAAGACTGATTCTCTCTTTGCCGAGACCTACAAGAAAGCGAACAAGAGTATCGAGGAATGTGTCAAGTATATCTACTCGAAAGCCAGAAAACTGGCAAAGGGAGGAAACGCAGTCGGTGTCGATGAAGCAACCGTATACGGATGGGCAGTCCATTATTACGACGAGGATAACATCAAGGTGGACAAGGTGCAGGAACGTGTGGAAGTAGTGGCTCCGGCTTCTGAACCTGCGAAAGCAGAGCAACCAAAACCACAATTAAAGCCGCAGCCGAAACGCAAGAGAGGTGATGATAACAGTCTGCAACTTTCATTATTCGGAGAACTATGAGACCAAGGACAAAACGTGAAAGGCTGGTGGCTGAATTGAGCAGTAAGCTGCCAGCAATAACAGAAGCCCAGATACGGTGGGGAAAGAAGCATTGTTTTCCACATAACGTTTACCGCTGTAAGGATGAAATGTGGTGCAGTGAATGTGGAAAGATGTGGGTAGACACAACCGGACAGAAGGAAGGATACATACGGTGTCCTTACTGCGGTGAAAGATTGGAAGTGAAGGTAAGCCGTAAGACCAAGGATAATGCAGTAAGCTATCTTACAGTCGTTACAACATCGGGAGATTTTCAGGTGCTCCGTCACTTCTACACAGCCAGGTATGCAAGGAAAGAACGTGACACACATTATTTCATCGATGAGGTATGCCAACAGTGGATAACTTCTGACAACAAAGAGATTGTTATCGCCAAAGCTATTAATATGGGGTGTAGAGGTTGGATTCATACTACAGAAATGAGTCTCAAGCAGAGCGGAAATATATACTATCCACATTCATATGACATAGACGGCTATGTGTATCCGAAAGTAAAGGTGCTTCCGATTCTTCGCAGAAATGGCCTTCGCACTTCGTTCCATGGTGTTACTCCGGCAGTGTTGATGCGTGCTTTGCTAGGTGAAAATAAATATGCTGAAATGCTTATCAAGACGCGTCAGTATGGTATGCTGGAGTTCTACATGCGCCGGGGTGGACTTTCTCATCCGTGGGCAGTGAATATCTGCAACCGTAACGGGTATATCATCAAAGATGGTTCCATGTATGATGATTATCTTCATTTGCTTGATTATTTCCACCTTGACACACATAACGCTCACTATGTATGCCCTAAGAACCTGAAGAAAGAGCATGACAAGCTGGTTGAGAAGAAGAGAAAGATAGAAGCGAAGATTCGGGCTGAACAGAAACGAAAGGAAAGGATTGAACGAATGTTCAGAATGAAACAGGATATTATGTCATTCATCAAAAGAATCCAGCCGTTCTTGGGAATGGAAATCAAGGATAAGGGTATCGTGATACGTCCGTTGGAAAGTGTTACCCAGTTCTATTTGGAAGGAAAGGCAATGCACCATTGTGTATATCAAAATGAATATTACAGGCGAAAAGATTGCCTTATTCTCACAGCACAGAAGAATGGGAAACGATTAGAAACAATAGAAGTAAACTTGAAAACTTTCAAGATAATCCAAAGCCGTGCAGTTTGCAATAAAACAAGTGATTACCATGATAAGATTATCGAACTGGTAAACCGTAACATGGGACTGATAAGGAGGTCTGCATCATGAAAGTTTGTATCGAATGTGGCCGGAACCTTCCGGAAAGAAAGTTCCGTGCCTATGAAACGAAATCCGGCACCCATTACACCAGCAGGTGCCGGTTATGTGAGAGCAGACACACGTCTGAAAGAAGAAAGCAGGACAGGCTTCATGGACGGCTGGCCAGATACACCAACGAGCAGCTGGTAGCCGAACTCCGGAAACGTGGAGCGCATATCATGTATGGAAGTGATTTTGATTGTGTAACAACGATATGACAAGTATGAAAACAAAATTGTATTACCTGTTCCTGGCAGTCATGTGGTGGCTGCTGGGATAGGTGGAGAGGAGAAGGATTTATGAATGAGCGAATAGTTTGTAAGAACTTCGAGGATAATTGTTATATAACTGCAATAATTAAGAGATAATATCTCTTGTGTATTTTATTAATATGGTTTATTTTATCTAATATGATGATAAATAAACGGAATTATCACATTGAATAATAAATTTAATAGTATATTTGTGTTATTAAAATAATGATTCTATGATAATATATTTTTCTGTTACTAATTTTAAATCATTTAGGGACAGAATAGAATTTAATATGTTAGCTGGAAACTATAAGCGTTTGCCTGAACATGTATATTCTGATTTCTACCCTAATTTATTACGGTCTGCTGCTATTTATGGTAACAATGGTGCAGGTAAGTCTAATCTGTTAGTTGCATTAGAAAAGTTACAACAAATTGTTTTGGGTGAATTGGAAGTTGAGCGCAATGAAGATTTGCGCTGCTTTAAATTGGATGAACGTTATGCAGATGAACCTATTACATTTGAAATTGAATATCTGATTAATGGCAATAGATATTCATATTATTTATCATTTGTCAAAAATAAAATCGTTGAAGAATGGCTTGTTAAGGTATTTCCTAATAATAAAACTGAAGAGATATTTACAAGAAAACTGCAAAATTCCAAGACGCACCTAACAATAGGTGATAAGAAAAAACTGAAGAAAAGTACCAAAGAACAACTTCGTTTGGAAATATATGCAGAGGAGTTAGATAAGAAAGGAAATAAACCTTTTTTCTTAGATGGAATTGAGAAAAAAATAGAAATGTTTGAAGAACCATATAAATGGTTCGAAGAAAATCTTCGGGTTGTTAGACCTAGTTATTTTTATGCTGGGAAAATTGTATCTTTTGAAAATGAAAGTTTTTCTGAATTAGCCAAAACACTGATAAGATCATTAGAATTAGGCATTGAGGATTTAAGAATAGAATCCATTCCTTTAGAAGATTTTTTTGGAAAAGGAGACGAAAGCACTTTGGAAGAAATAAAGAGTCAGTTGGATAAAGAGAATTTTCCTATCATGATAAGAAGAGGATTGATAGAATATTCTCTTTATAAGAATAATGAAAATAAATATGTGGCCTCTAAATTAATTACTATCCATAAAAATAATGTAGAATTTGAATTATATGAAGAGTCTACTGGAACGCAAAAGATTATAGAACTATTACCATCAATTGTAGGCGCTGTAGTTGATGAAAAAGTATATTTATTTGATGAAATAGAAACAAGTAAACACCCTGAAGTCATAAAAGAATTGATAAGCTTATATTTGTTAGCTGGAAGTAAATTTTGTGGGCAACTTATTTTTACAACACATGAATGTAATCTATTGGATTTGGATTTGCTAAGACAGGATGAAATTTGGTTTGCAGAAAAGGACTTGGATGGCGTTAGTCATATTTACTCCTTAAGTGATTTTAAGCCTAGATATGATAAAGATATTAGAAAGGGGTATTTGGAAGGACAATTTACTACAATACCTTTCTTTACTAATCCTATAAATTTAAATTGGGATAAATATGACGAGAAAAGATAGAGATGATAAAAGAAAAGCTCCAACAATTGACCCAAACCCCCATTATTGGGCTGATATTATTTTTAAAAATTTGAGGCCTATTATTGCTGGAATAATTGTACTAGTGTCAATAGCGTTATTTGCTTTTGCAGATTTAACAGAATCTGTAATAGAAGTGATAAAATATATATCATTTTTAAGTGCTGGTTTTTTATTTGGAAATGCAAAGTCTTCATGACTTTTTATGTAAAATAATCTACTGACAACCCTTGTCAGTGCTTTGTGAATACCCGGTAACTGCTTTGTGGCGGTTATCGGGTAAATTATTCTCTTGGATCACCAAGAAAATGTATGAATGCTTCGTGCTGTAAAGGAGTGAGCGCACGTTGGCCTTTATGGAAATGCAGCTCGGAAAGCCGGTGCTGTAAATCTTTGTTTAGTACTATCCATCGTCGGAGCTGGGTAACGGCACTGCGTGCAGTTGAGCGTGGAAAATATTGTAATGCCAAATCTGTAAGATAAATCGTATGCATAGTAGTGTTTTGTGTTTTCTTGTAAAGATAATAAAATTATATGAAAGAAACTACCCCGTAGTAACAATGCGTTTACTAAGGGGTAATTAATCAATTACTAAGTAGTAATTATGAGTTTACTACGTAGTAGTTACATAAGACCTCCTTCGTCTTCCTTTTGCTTTTTCAGGCTCTTCAGGCTCGGTACCTTGTGGAAGGTGAGATTTGACTTGTTAAGTTGGCCTTTCAATCCGATTCCAGGTCTGAACTGAAGACTGACCTTCCGGATGAGCGATGGGGAGTAGGTGTCTTCTGTGGCGGAGCCGTGACTTTGCAGCTGTGCCTGAAAGCTTCCCAGATTCTCCAGTTTCACGATTTGCCCGTTAGCTATGTGAAGGTTGATGCGCTTCACCAGGGCACGGATTACGTTCAGCACGTCACCGTCGGTCAGTGTGGTGGCGTAGGAGATTTCTTCTGCCAGTTCGTTGATGCCTACCGACCCGGTGGCCTGAGCCTTTGGGTAATACTTGATTTCTCCGCTTTCGCGGTCTAAAGGATTCTGCATCCCTACAACGCAATAGTTGATTGCCATAATGTGTAAGTTTTTAAGTTGGTGAATAATTGTGTTTGCTTTGTCATGACAATGCAAAGTTATTGTGGGGATTTCTGATAGCGTCGGTCTATGTGCAGGAATGCGTAAAAAGATGAAGAATAATGCATTTTTTGTCTTGAAAGCCTGCGTAGTCAGATTTAATGCGCTATATTTGGAAAGTGGCTGATGGACATAGCCAAGTATATCACCACGGCAGTAGTATTAACCTCCATTTTCGGTTCCCTAGAGCAAGAATGGATTATTTATATAGGAGGTTTTATCTCTATTATTAATCCTCGGTTTTGGCTTGTATCTTGTCCGGGATAAAAGAAAGGGATTAATCATGTACGCATTAATGACATTTGGATTTGTATCTGCGATCGCTATCGTTGGCGGTGTTTATTTTTGGTTGCAGGATAGGAAGAAAGCTCATAAGAAGGCTTGACGGAAGATTTAATTTATTAATGGGCGGAAGGATGAAAATCTTTTCCGCCTTTTTATTGTCTATTCAAAAACTATCCTTACATTTGCGATACCTTACATTACGACATAGGGCAAGCGAGAGTTTGCCAACATTAGAATGCTGGCATTTTTTATGTCTGCGATATTGTTATATCTAAAAATATAGCGGCTTTGTACCCCCGTGTGGAGCGTTAATGCGCCCACTGCCCTTGTCGGTGTAAGGTAACGGGAAAGGCAAAGCCGTTTTTCTTTTGCCTATAATGCCAAAAAATACCTTATAGACATGGCAGCAACATTATCTCTGTTCCCGACCGAGGAACAAAACAATCAACAGTTAGTAATGGTCAATAATGACCGGGTAGTTACAACGTCCTTACGTATAGCCGAATATTTTAGTAAGCCACACAAGGATGTTTTGAAAGCGATTCGATTACTTGATTGCGACCCCAATTTTACACAGCGAAATTTTTCGCCCAGTATGTATATCAGTGAGTTAGGCAATGGAGTGAAAAGAGAGCTGCCTATGTATTACCTTACCCGTGACGGTTTCACTTTGCTGGCGATGGGCTTCACGGGGAAGAAAGCCATGCAGTTCAAGATTGCCTATATCAATGCTTTTAATGAAATGGAAGAGATGCTCCAGAAGCAGGAATGCACCAGGTATGCAGAAAAACTTATTGATGCCGAGATACAGAAATTTAATAAAAGGCTCAAGGAAGCAGCACTACAGGTACGCCAGAGGAACGGTGCAGATTACGGGCCTTACGGAGAGATACAGACCGGAATTTATTCGTATAAGGGAATGCCTTTGAAAGAAAAGCTCCGGAATATATTTTCACAGTTGTCGAATGCATACGTAGAGGCATATTGTCTTTCAGGAAAGTATCTTAACATGAAAAAACAGCATGAGGAATTGCGACGTTTCCTTTCCGTAGTAGGCGGAAAGATGGGGGAAGCTTTCAGTATATTTCCTGATTTATAAGTTTGTATTTTTTTGCTGACAAGGGTTGTCAGTAGTTTACATACGTGCCGGATAGTCCGTAATAGGATTATCCGGTATTTTTGTTGTATATATCAATAAATAAAAGATTTAGATTATGGCTGCACCGAAAGGAAACGAGTTCTGGAAAATGAGAACCAAAACCGGAAGAAACAGATTGTTTGCCGAACCCGAAGCTCTATGGGAGGCGGCATGTGAATATTTCCAGTGGTGTGACGAACATCCGTGGCTGATCGTGAAGAACCGGACAAAAGGGAAAACCAAGGAAAAGGAAGAGTCACCCACACAACGCCCGTATTCGATTACAGGATTTGTTCTATATCTTGATATTTCACTCCAGACGTGGTATAACATCAAGGAAAGGAAGGATAAAGATTTTTTGGAAGTCATAACGCGTATAGAATGTATCATCAAGACCCAGCAGTTCGAAGGGGCGTGTGTCGGTGCGTTCAATGCGAATATCATAGCCCGTACTTTGGGGCTGGCCGACAAGCAGGAGGTGGACCATACGACGCAGGGAAAGCCATTCAAAGGATTCGATTTTCTTCCCTATACTCCGGAAGCGGACAAACTGAAATGATATGGGACAGAAGGTCAATATAAAGCAGAGGTTGGCATACAATTACCTTCGTGATGACAGGACGAAGTTTCTGCTGTATGGCGGTGCCGGAGGTGGTGGAAAATCATGGCTTGGCTGTGAGTGGCTGATGCAATGTGCCTACTATCTTCCCGGCACTCGCTGGTTTGTAGGGCGAAATAACCTGAAGGACAGCCGTGAGTCCGTGACCGTAACATTCAACAAGGTAGCGAAGTTACACGGATTTACGGCATACAAGACAAACAATGAAGGGATAGCGTTTGACAACGGTAGCGAAATAGTTTATATCGACCTGACATATTATCCGGTAAAAGACCCGTTGTATGAACGCCTGGGTTCAAAGGAATATACCGGAGGATGGATAGAGGAAGCGGGTGAGGTGCATTACCTTGCCTTTGACGTGCTGAAAACACGTATCGGCCGACACATGAACGATGTCTATGGCGTACCTGGAAAGATACTTATCACCTGCAACCCTAAGAAGAACTGGCTGTACCGTGACTTCTATAAGCCGTGGAGGGAAGGAAAGCTGGAAGAACCGTATGCTTTCATTCAGGCATTGGTTCAGGATAACCCATGGGCTACGGAGGACTATATCGAGAGCCTTCGTAATACGAAGGACAGGGTGACGAAGGAACGTCTGTATTTCGGGAACTGGGAGTATGACAATGACCCGACAGCCCTTTGTGATTACGATGCTATCTGTGACTTGTTTACGAATGAGTTTGTCAAGCCTGCCGGGGATTCTTCCGGTTCTGCTGACCTTGCCATGAAGGGACGTGACCGTTTCATCGCCGGACACTGGAAAGGGAATGTCTGCTATATCAAGCTGGATCAGGAATACAGTACTGGGAAGTCCATCGAGACAGACCTGAAGCGTATGATGATAGAGTGTTCCATTCCACGCAGCCGGATGATAGCGGACTCTGACGGGCTTGGCAGCTATCTTGAAAGCTATCTGAACGGAATCAGGGAGTTCCATGGAGGAACACGGCCCATCAACCCTGAGTATGACAACCTGAAATCGGAATGTGCCTTCAAGCTGGCGGAGATGATAAACAACCGCCTTCTCCGTATAGTATGTACGGAAGCACAGAAGGAGCGAATCATTGAAGAGCTTGGGGTGTTGAAGCAGGACCACATAGATGCGGATACGAGAAAGAAGGGAATTATCAGCAAGGAAAAGATGAAGGAGATACTTGGCCGCTCTCCTGACTATCTTGACATGCTGATTATGGCGATGTTTTTCAGGATAAAACCAGTGTTAAGGCGGCCGAAAGCAAAACTTGGGAATATATGACGGTAAAGGAGTTGTTGGTAGTTGGTAATCTGTCACACGGTATTGAAGGAGAGCTTGAGAAGCTACGTAAACCGTGGAAAGTAGGAAAGGTCAGGACACCTGATACCTTGAATGACCTGAATATGGGTGAGCTTATGCAGTTGCAATCAATCAGTACGGAGAAGGAAACGATAATGGTTCCTTGTCGTGTGCTTCTTGGAATGTCGGAGCGTGAGGTGATGAGGGCTGATGCGTCTGAGGTTATCGGCTTTTGCTTCTGGGTGGCCAGGGAAGTGAAGCGGATAAACAAGCTGTTTGCTTCCACGTCCGTTCCTCCTACACCGGAGGAGAAGCAGGCTGGGGCAGAAGCATTGAATTTCGGTCCGTTCGGACTGCTTGACTATTATGCACTGAGAATGGGAATAACGGACCATGAGGCGGTAGAATATGTTCCGTGGGTACGTGTGTATAAATGCCTGGATATGGATGCCAGGAAGATGAGGTATGAACGCAGGTTACGTAAAATCTTGGAGGGAAAGAAGAAATGACAGTAGAAGAGAAGGTTAGGAAAATAGTGGAACAGATGGGAGTTACCTATCTGTTTGAGAACTGGCAGGCTGCCAATGTAAGGCTTGACAAGATGCAGCTTCCTGCCGTGATGTATGTGCTTCCGGCTTCCGGAAACCTGAATGTGGGGCTTATGCAGATGAAAGACTTTCCTAACTGCATGATAGCCTTTATGGATAAGACAAAGCATGATTTCTCCGGTGAAGAGAATGACATGGTGATAGAACGATGCAAGTCTTTGGCCAGGGAGTTTATACTGAACGTGAACAGAAGCGGAATGTTTGAGCCTGTACAGGGTGACATTCAGTATTCGGTGTTCTATGATAAGCTTGACGTGAATGTGACGGGGATTGTCATCCAGATTCCTTTGAAGGAAATAAGAGGAATCGTGATATGCCCTACAAAAACAGTGAAGGAGATAGTGTATGGAACTTCTGCTGAGGGATAAGGTGATGGAGCTGGTGTCTTCAGAACTTGAAGCATTGAAACAGAAGGTAATTGAAAACCAGAAGAACTCCGGTCTGGTTGCTTCCGGCAGAACGATAGCCAGCATGAAGGTAGAGGTTACGGAGGACGGGGGTGTTCTGTGGGGACGTAGCCCGTTCGGAACGTTGGAGACCGGACGAAAGCCGGGTAAGGTGCCGGCAGGATTCTGGAAGATAATCCGGCAATGGATGGATGACAAGGGCATCCAGGTACAGAAGCCTGATTCCTTTGCTTATCTTGTGGCGAGAAAGATAGCCAATGAAGGAACACAGCTCTTCCGGAATGGTGGTAGGGATGATATTTATTCTCCTGAAGTGAAGGATACGGTAGAAAGGGTATCGCAGGGTATCGGTATTCTGTTCGGGAGTGAAGTGGAACATATAAATCTTAATTTCAATGAGAACGGGAGTATTTGAAACGAATAAAAGCATCATGTACCCTGATGAGGTTTCTTTCTGCTTTAATCCGATGAAGATTAAAGTCAATACGGAAAACACTGTTACATGTACAATTTCATATGGTGCAATGTCATTTACCGACAAGAGAACTCCGTATGGAGGAAGTGTGGAACTTGATATTTCAATGTATTCACAGGCGTTTTTTAATGCTGGTGGAATGGAACTGCTACCTTCCAAAGAAATTACTGTAAAGATTCAGACCTCGGCAGATGCATTTACTTTTACAACGAAGGTGATATGGGGTGCTATGAATATAGGGGAAGTATTTAATCAGTCACGTACGGTTACGTGGTTTAAGAACTTCCCGTTTACGATTTCTATGTATATAGCTTCCGGTGCAACGATGAGGAAAAGATATGACAGGAACAAATATCAGACTTTTAGTGCAGGAAGCGGACTTGTGCATCTGAATCCTTCTTCTCTGTTTGGAGGTGCAACGAATTTTGGTGTAATACGTCTGGATGAAGAGATTCCTGAGAGTACTTTCGATTATACCTTTGACAGCACGTTCCGGCCAGTAGGTGATGGCGTGATTATTAACCGCCTTGTGGTGGATGATTCGGAATGTGGGATATATCTCAGATGGATAGACAGGCATGGATTTTACCAGTACTGGCTTTTTCAGGAGGGAGAATCAGGCGCTGGTGTAGATAATGGTGATAAATTGTATTGTGATTTTTCTGATGAAAATTATAGTTTCTATGGTGTTTTCAGGTACAATGGCAAATCTATGCAAATGACGAAAAAGGCATGTGCCACTCTTGTGGACCAGGGAACATTCAATATGCTTCTTACCCTTCTTTCGTCTCCTTTGGTTGATATGTATCTTAATGGGAACTGGGTTCCAGTGAATATATCTACAAAAAGTATTTCTGGTACCACTCAGGCATTACAAGATTTTGAGATTGAGATAGAATTTCCAGAAACAATTTCGCAGAGCTTATGAGAGATGAGTTATATATTGACGGGACGAAAGTGGATATGGGTGAGTCCGGTGTTTCTCTTGAATACCGTAGCAATATCCTGACAGATATTAGCAAGATTGTAAGTAATTTCAGCTATACAATTAAGCTGCCGAAGACAAAGAATAATCTCCGGCTGATAGAATGTGCTCATATACCCAGTGCAGTGAGCAGTTTTCCATATCTTCCTCATGTAGGTACTTTATTGCGTGACGGTGTGCAGATCGTTGATGGAGCCAATGTGGTATTGATGTCAGTAAGTGACACGATAGAGATTGCACTTTCATGGGGAAACGCTACGGGATTTTCAAAAATTATTGAGTTTGAAGGAAACCTTGATGATTTGGATTATGGAATAGATGATTATATCTTTTGGAGGTATGATATATCTCCTGATGAAAATGTTCCTATTATGAACTATGGTTTCAGAAGCACAGAGAAGCATGTGTCTTACCATCCTGTTGTATCTGCTAAATGGCTTTTGGATAGGATACAGAGTCAGTTTGGTGTGAACTTATTGTTCCCTTCTGATAAGCAGGATGTTCTTCAAAGTCTGAAAATTCCACTACTGAAAAAAGAGGATGCGCAGAAACATGTTGATGCAAACCGTGTTGCATTGACTTTGAACGGATTGAAAAAAACGGATGGAGCTTTACGAGTTTATCAATTAATGTTTTATGGGCTTGTATCTTCGTATTATGTTGAATACTATAGTGATTCTGTTCTTATATCTGCCTTTAAGCCAAAGTTTAACAATATGCAGTTAAACTATTCGATAGATTGCAAATTGATTTATGTTGGAAGTGCATACAAGAATGGAGGATACCTGGATATAGTAGACGCTGATACCGGAGAGATAATAGACCAGGTAAATGCGTTTGAAGTTATTGATAGAGGGAATGAAAATTATGAGTGCCATTTCAAGAAGGATTTGTCGCTGGAGCCGTATGATAAGACAATTTACATAAGCACAACAGTTTCTAAAACTGGTGATGATAGTGTCAGTCTGGTTTCCGGAAGTATAACTCTTGAAGCAAAGGTTTCCGAGGTAGGGGCTGATATAGGAGAGTATAACAAGTTTTTTACAATACCTAATTTACCATCAATAAAATTGATAGATTTTGTTAAGTCTATAGCTTATATGCTTGGAGTTTTTGCGGTTCCGGGTGATAACAACGACATACGTTTCATATCATTTGACACGGTGATAGAAAATAAAAGTAATGCAGTAGATTGGTCAGGAAGGGTTTTGATTAATGATTATGGTGAAGTAGCACGTAATATCAGTTATCAGTTGAATGACTTCACCCAGAAGAACTGGTTCCGCTATAAGGAAGATGATAATGTTACTGAGAATTATGATTCGTTTATAGCAGTTGAGAATAGGGCGTTAGATTATGAAAGAGATGCTGTCTCACTTCCTTTTTCTGCTTGTGATACGTTGGAAGGTGTGGCAAGTATTCCGATGTATTCGTATAATGATGATGGAGAGCTGGAATATGATAGCGGGATGAATCCACGAATCGTCTTGTACGATTCTGAGACTCGTTCAGGTGTTTTCTATCCGTTAAGATGGGAGGAATTGATAAGGCAGCATTATGCATCGTATCAGGAAGTGGTCAGACAGCCAAAGGTTATAAAGGAGCTTGTTCTTTTATCTGCTCCGGAATTGGCCGTACTTGACTTGCTTAAACCTGTATACATACGACAATATGGTTCCTATTTTGCGATTGTGAAGGTGAAAACCAAGGAGAATAATATATGCGAAGTTGAATTGCTAAAAATATAGTGTTATGGCAGATAAGGTGGAGAAAATCCTTGACATCAAGGTGAATTACAATGAAGCTGTAAAGGCGATAGCGGAATACCAGACGAAGATTGATGCGGCCAGAGATGCAGAAAAGAACCTGAAAAAGCAGTTGAAGGATGGGGAAATATCCCGTCAGCAGTATAACGAGGAGATTGCTGCGTCAAAGATTGCCATTGCAGATTATAATGATGCGATACGTATCATCAACAAGACAGTACAGAATCAGATTAAGCAGGAGAAAGAGCAGGAGGGGAGCCTGAAAGCATTACGCGCTGAGCTGTCTAATTTGACGGCTGAATATGATGCTCTGTCGGAAGCTGAAAGAAAGGGTGCCAGTGGTGAGGAACTGAAAAATAAGATAAACGAGGTTACGGATGCTTTGAAAGGTGGAGAGGAGGAAACGCAGAGGTATTACCGGAATGTGGGTAACTACGAGGAAGCGATTAAGAGTGCGGTTTCAAGTAATATTCCGTTTATTGGAACATTAATACAGACTCAGGATGAGATGGGAAGTGTGAAGGCAGGTGCTGTGGCTGCAGGTGCAGCTGTGAAGAATTTCTCAAAGACACTTCTTGCATTGTTGGCCAACCCGATTGTAGCTATTCTTACTGCGATTTCCGTGGTGATTATGGCTGTAGCTAAAGGTATTAAATCGAGTGAGGAAAATACAAGCCGATGGAATGCTGTTCTTGCTCCATTGAAAATGGCTTTGGATGCCGTGGGTAAAGTGCTGCAGATTGTGGCAAGTGGAATACTTTCTGTTGTAGAAGCTGGTGGTAAGATGATGGGATGGATTACCAAGCAGCTTGAAAAACTTCCGGTACTTGGTAAATATGTGGCAGAGGTGAACAAGGAGAATGAGAGATACATTGCTATGGCAAAGGAGCAGGCGGCAATAGACAGGGATACACGCAACCTTCAGGTGCAGAATGCAAAGAATGCTCTTCAGATAGCTACTTTGAAGGCAAAGGCTGACGATGAACTGAATGTGTCTGCAAAGGAACGTATGGAAGCTATCAGGGAAGCTAACAGACTGGAGGAGGAAGCCAGCAAGAAGAACTACGAACTGGCCAAGAGAAGATATGAATTGATGGTACAGCAGAATGCGATGGCTGAGAACACCAAGGAAACCAATGATGCTATTGCTCAGGCTGAGGTGGAGATGTATAATGCGTTGACTGAGTATCAGGATAAAAGGGGTGAATTGCTTGGTCGTGAGGTGTCTTTGGCAAACGAAATAAAGTCGGCTGAAAAGGAAAAGTCGGATGCTGCAAAAGCTGCATCGGAAAAAGCTGTCGCAATAAAGCAGAAAGAATTGGAAGCGGTAAGAGCGGCAGAGGATGCCATGCTGGCTCTCGTTAAGGATAAGCGTGAGCAAGCGCGTAAGGAAATAGAGCTCACTTATTCCCGTCAGATTGAAGATTTACGCGCAAGACTGGAAACGGAGAGTGACCTTACTGTAAAAGCCCGGCAGGCTATCAACGACCAGATAAAAGCCCTGGAACAGCGGAAGTCTGCTGAGTTGCAAAAGCTGTCTGAGGAGGAGTTACAGAAAGAGATAGACAACCGTACCAAGCTTATTTCCTTACAGCTTGAAGCTGTAAAGAAAGGTAGTGAGCAGGAATATCAGTTAAGGATGCAGCAGCTACTTGCCCAGCGTGATGCTGAGCTTGCTGACAAGGAACTGACCGAGCAGATGAAGCTTGCCATTGTGGACAAGTATGACAAGCAGATGGACGATCTGATATTACAGCGTGAGCAGGAAATATCGGAAAAGCAGCAGGAAGCCGTCAGACTGAGAATGGAGAATGAAATTATGCAGCTCCAGCAGTCCGGTGCAAGTGAACTGGAAATACTTCAGGAACAGGCTTCACAGAAATTAGAACTGTTGAACAGCATACAGCAGCAGGAAGGGGAGAGTGAACAGGAGTTCCTTAACCGTAAGCTTCAGGCTAATCAGGAATATATCAATGCGAAGAAGGCCATTGCAGACAAGGAGGTTGAGATAGAGCAGGTAAAATTTCAGGCAATAGAGACAATAACATCAGGTCTTTCATCCGCCTTTGAAACATTGGGTGAAAATAACAAGACTTTTGCCATACTCTCAAAGACACTGGCTCTTGCTGAGATTGCCATCAATACCGGAAAGGCTCTGGCTGCCGGTATAGCGCAGGCTCAGTCTGTCCCGTTCCCGGCTAATTTGGCAGCTATCGCAACAACGGTGGCAACGATACTTTCTAATATTGCTGTAGCTACAAAAACGGTAAAAAGTGCTAAATTTGCAACAGGTGGTTTAGTCACCGGACCAGGCACCGGAACAAGCGACAGCATACCTGCACAGCTTAGTAACGGTGAGTCGGTGATGACGGCCAGAGCCACCTCGATGTTTGCTCCTTTGCTCTCATCATTCAATCAGATGGGAGGGGGAGTTCCTATCAACGTAACACAGACAAGTAGTCAGGCTCTCGGAGAGGACATGCTGGCCAGAGCTGTCGCCAAGGGAGTTCAGTCTATGCGTCCGGTTGTTTCGGTTGAAGAGATAACCAGTGTGGGTAACCGTGTAAAAGTATTGGAGAATCTTGGTAATGTATGAACGTGTATGAATTTCTAAACACGCATAAGGGAGTGATGGAGCAGTTACAGACGCTCCCGGTACAGCCGTCGGACGTGAGATACCTTGAACTTTACAAGGAATACAGCCGTCTGATGAAAGAAGGGCATAAGAAAACCTACGTATTACAGTACCTTTCGGACGAATACAGCGTGGATGAGAGGACGATATACAGGGTTGTAAAGAAGTTTTCCACGGAAGTGGATATGTAATTGTTTGAGGTGGGCAGCGGCTCACCTCTTTTTGTTTGAAAAATCGACTGACAAGGCGTGTCAGTGCTATTCCTTTCAAAAATTCTTATAGCCATATCGCGTTCACTACCTTTGTTTCAAACAATTACGAGATATGGCGAAATTATTTATCAACAAAGACATTGTAGCTGATACCGAAAAAATGGAAAACTGGTATCTGACTGGCGTTGATGGTATGTCCTTCTCTGATGTACAGGATTTTCTTGGATGGATTGCTCCGGATGACAATCACATTGATATTGAATTACACTCGTGCGGTGGCGATGTGGCTGAAGGATATGCGATATATGATGCTTTAAGGGCTACTGGGAAGGAAATTTCTGCTACTGTAGTAGGAAGATGTGCTTCAATGGCAACAGTAATTCTTTTGGCAGCTCCTATTGAGCGCAGAAAGATGTATCCGCACGCAAAGATTCTTATTCATTCACCTTATTGTCCTGGTGTAGAAGGTTCTCTTGATATTTCTGCGCTTGAATCCTTAAAAGCTGGGCTGGAAGCAGAGCGTGAACGTATGATTTCAATCTATGTTGAGCGCTGTGGGGTTGATCGTGCGGTGATAGAGGAACAGATGGCTAAAGAAACATGGTTTGGTGGTGAGGTAGCCAAGCAACTTGGATTTGTGAGTGAGGTAATTATGCCGAAGTCAGCTAAAGTAGTATCTAACAATAAATTTATGGGAAAAAAAGAAAATGAAGTTACGGTAAGCAAGTCACTGCTTGACCGTATGCTGGCCAAGTTAGGCTATGCAAAAATCGAAGATGTTCCTGCGGTAGCGTTGGAGCTTACAACTGCAGGTGGCGACACATTGACAGTAGAGCGTGAAGAAGGTGAACCGCAAGTAGGTGACGCGGCAAGCCCGGATGGGGAACACGTAATGCCAGACGGGAAGACTATCGTAGTGACTGACGGTGTAATTACCGAAATCCGTGAAGCTGAAAGTGGAAATGATGATACAGCAGCCTTGGAGGCACGTATCGCAGAATTGGAACAGCAGGTTTCTGACTTGACAGCCAACGCCAAGACAGAGGATGATGTCAGAATCCTGGATGCAGTGGCTAAGGCTGGAGGAATTGAAAAACTGACTAAAGCGGCCGCAAGCAAGTACACTCCTGCAGGACGTACAACGACTTACGGAAAGAAGCAGGAAGTTAAGCATGAAAGCAAGATTGAGAAGAAACTTGCTGAGATTAGAGAAAAGAACAAACAGAAATTTAATAACTAAGAATTATGGCAAAAGAAAGAATTACTTGGGAGCAGCTTTCGAATCTTACTCCAGGTAATGGAGCAGTACAGAGTCTGAGAGACTTGCTTATCATGACAAACTTCGTCGATGAGGAACTTGGACGGTTCTTCACTCTTCGTCAGAATGTGCATAATGGTGATAAGCTTGGATGGGTCGGAGAGATGGATGATATCGGTTGGGCAGGTTCCGGCTGTAATCCTGAATACAAGAAAGCAAACATCAACTTTGCGGAGAAGGAGTGGAAAATCGGTGATTGGCAGATTCCTTTGGAGTGGTGTTATGAAGAGTTACAGAATACAATCGCAGAATACTGTCTGAAAACTGGAACAGAAATCGCGGACTTGTCGTCTACTGAATACATGGATGATATCGTATATCCTGCTTTGGATTTGGCAGTTAAGCGCATGATGTGGCGATTCATCTGGTTTGGTGACACAGAAGCGCAGAATGCAACATCTTCAGGTCAGATTACAGATGGTGTGAATGTGGAGCTTTTCAAGACAACAGACGGTTTCTGGAAACAGTTGTTTGCGATTGGTACAGCAAACGCAGGTCAGAAAGTTGCTATTGCTGCCAACGATGAAGCGTCTACCGCATTACAGTTCAGCAAGCTGAAAGAATCTGGAGTAGCAATCGGAATCTTTGACAGCCTGCTTGAAAATGCAGACTCACGTATCGCTTCAATGGATGGAGCTGGTATCTTCTGTACGAAGTCACTGTGCGATGCGCTGGCAAAAGACCTGAAGCGTGAATACAAGGAAATCCTTGAATGGGAACAGATTTTCAAAGGTCTTGACGTAACAGAGTACAACGGTGTGTTTGTCTATCGTGTATCTATCTGGGATAGATTCATTCAGAAATATCAGAACAACGGAACTAAACTGAACCTTCCTCACCGTGCTGTATTTGGTTCTCCGAAACAGTTGTTTGTGGGTACTCCAGCTGATGACATCATTTCAGACCTTGACATTTGGTTTGACAGAAATACCAGAACTAACAAGCTGTATTCTACCGGAAAATTAGGATGCCTTATTGGGGAAGATAACTTGTTCCAGTTGGCTTATTAACGAAAGGAGGAGTTATGTCAGGAATCTGTGACTATGCAATAAAAAGGGACATCGTGGCAAGCTGCGATGACCCGCTCGTTCCTGGAGTAGAGCAGGAAGGCGTTATCATGAACCGGAAGGACATAGATTTCGCTACAGTAGCATTCAATGCAACGCGTAAGAATGTGATTGAAACGCTGGCCTTGAAGGAAGGCAAGAAAGCCTATAAGGTTATTGTGCCTGGAAGCACTCCGTTTACTGGGACAAACACGGCACTTGCTGTCGGTACGTATCAGAATACGTTTACCAATACGGTGAATATGGTGATTCTTGCCAATGACCCGGACGTGTGTGCGGACATTATTGACAGGCTGGCAAACGGTGAATATGTGGTAATCCTGGAGAACAAGGCGAAGAACTTGCAGAAGGAAGAGAATCCGGGTGATTCTGCATTCCAGATTTATGGTTATTACCAAGGCTTGAAGGCTGCCGAAATCAGCAACGACAAATATTCGGAAGAAACCGATGGTGGCTGGTCAGTATCCCTGCAGGAAACAAAAGTGCCAAAATCTGCTTTGTTCCTTTACAAGACAGACTACGAGACTACCAAGACGGCCATCGATACGTTGACATCTCCAGCAGCTTGATATGGAAGTGATTGATGTGGTTAATAGGTTGAAGGAGTTGGGAAGCATTGCTTCCCTCTCTTCTTCTGACAAGGCAGAGATTGAAAACCTTTATGTGCTTGTCCTTGATAAGAAGTTTGTCCGCACATCTTGTAGCGACTGCTATCATGATGCGGTGATAGAAATGAGTGTTTACCTTAACAAGAACGGAAAGATGAAAGAAAAATCAGAATACGGCTTGAAGAACGGTGTTCTCCTGCAGATGGGATTTGGCAGTAGCGAAATGTATACGAATGCCAACCTTACTGATGAAGCAGCGGAGAAGTATCTGGCGAAATACCCGGACAACATTAAGTATTTCTCAAAGAACCCCGATGACTGGGAGGAACGAGTAAAGTCCAGAAAGGACGGAAATGTGGTGATTAATGACGAGCTTGTCTCTCTCATGGTGGAAGCTATGAAGGATGGAGTTTCAAGCAAGTCAATTCAGGAAGAGTTCAAGGGTTATAAAATCTCCGGAAAGGCTATTACAAAAAAAGTCCTGACAGCTCACGTAAACAAGGCTCTGGAAGTATTTGCTGATATGCAGGAGAATCCGGAAGGAAGTGAAGAAGGCAGTGAGAATGGGGATGATAATGAATCTACTGATGGGCAGACCGATGAAGACGGAGAAGCGGTAGAAGGCGCTGAATAAATTAAAACCTCACGGAATTATGAAAGTAAAGGAGCTTAGAAAGAAGAGCAGTGTAAGGGTAGATATACGCTATTTGCAGCAGCTTGGAATACAGTCTTACGGGGATGACAACCTCTATCCGCAGACGGTAAGAAATATCATTGCAGCGAGTTCTACCGGAAGTGAATGTGCTGACCGTTTCGCGGATTTCATTGAAGGTAACGGATTCCGTGAGGTTTCTTTTTCGGAGTATGTGGTAAACCGGAAGGGAGATACGGCTGATGATATACATTCTCTTGTTTGCCGGGATATGGCTGACTTCAATGGGATTGCCATTCATGTTAATTACAACATTTTTGGCCAGATTGTAGAAATTCAGCATATCCCATTTGAAAATTGCCGCCTGGTGGAAGAGGATGATAACGGATATGTGGCTAAGATTGCCGTGCATCCTGACTGGAGTGGTACGAAAAGCAGGAAAGGGAAGAAGATACGTGTGGCAAAAGAGAATATCGACTACATAGATGTGTTCAATCCGTTGAAATCTGTTGTTCTGGCACAGATTGAAGCTGCTGGCGGGATAGAATACTACAAGGGGCAGGTTCTATGGGTATCCATGGCTGGAAAACAGACTTACCCAGTAGGTAAATCTGACCGTGTCATTACCGAGATGAGCACGGATGAAGGGCTTTCCAACGTGAAATTTAGGAATGTGCGCAATAATTTTCTTCCGTCCGGTATGGTTGTCACTAAGAAAGGCTCGGATATTGTCAGATACGATGAAAAAGGTAATGAAATAAAGATTCCGGAGGATGATGGTTTCTCTGATAGCCTTGTCAAGCTTCAGGGTGATACGAATTCTCTGAAACTTATAGAGGTAACGCTTGAAAATGACGAAGAAAAGCCTGAATTTATCCCGTTTACTACACAGAATTATGATAAGGAGTTTACCGTTACGGATGCAAGTGTGGTGGAGCGCATTTATTCCGCCTATGGTCAGGAGCCGTGGTATTGTATCCGTATCGGGAAAGTGGGATTTTCCGGCGATATTTTGGAAGATGCCTTTGAATACTATAATTCTATCGTCAGCAAGCAACAGCGCTTAATAGAGCGCACGTTTGACCGTATTTTCCGCAACTGGTATGAGGTGGCCAACCCGTCAATGGATTTTAGTGTACAACCATTAAAGTATATAAGAAATGCAGCAGTACCTGATAACAACGCATGATGTATCATCCTTGTCACGTGGCATGTCAGTGCATGTGGATGAAGATAAGATAGAGACGTATATACGTGAATCGGAAAGCATCGACATAAAGTCAGCTCTTGGTGATGCCTTGTACCTTGATGTGAAGGAGAATCCGGAGAAATACAAGCTTCTTCTTGATGGAGGTACGTATGAGGACAAGTGTGGAGAGAAAAAGATATTCATGGGTATTAAAACGGCGTTGGCATATTATACCTATGCACGGATCGTGAAGAACGGTGACGGAAATGTGACAAGATACGGATTTGTTCATAAGGAGGATGAATACAGTAGCCGTCCGGACATCAAGGAGAAGGTGATGGCCTATAACGATGCGTTTTCCATCGCTGACAGATACCTGAAGGAGTGTGTAAGGTTTCTTGAAGAGAAAAAGGATGATTATCCTCTTTACAAGGGAAACGGAAAAATTAAAGCAAATAGAACTGTGTTTAGAATTTTAGGAGATTAAGATATGGCAAAGGACTTTGAATCTTTAAAGCAGCAGGCTCTTGTAATCAAAAATGAAGTTGAAGATGGTGCTAACAGCTCAGAACGTATCGGCGGAATTCTGGAGGATATTCTGGATTATAATAATGATAAACTTACCGAGCTAGGAAATCAAATAAATTATCCATCAATTTACTATGAAGTGATTTAAACTTTTCTTTTCCTTGCACATTTTCTCAATAGCATAACGGAA